AAGTTGCGTGTCACCGTTAGGACTTGATCGGAGAACAACGCTTTGACGCCCCGGACTCGTTCTCCTGCAGTGTTGATAATTGGGTTTCCATCGAAGTCAACGTCGATCTCTTCTTCTGTTTCTACGTCATCAAACTTGATGATAGGAGGTGCGAATAGTGGGCTAGGTTCTGTCCCGCCTGAGCCACCACCAGCACCGCCGATCTCTCCCTTGTAATCAACTGTCACTATCCAAAAGACTGGACTGACGCGCTGCACTTGTGCACGTTCTGCGTACACAAAAGGAAAGCCTGGATAGGATTGAGCAGTACGCGGCAAGCCTGGTGCCTGGTAGACTTCTAATTCTGTCGCGTCGTAGGTCGTTTCGATCTGGTACGCTTCCGAAAACGTAATATCCATCCTGCGGAAGTTTTCCGTTAGCGATGCGTCAGTATTTTGCCGACTCCACATTTTTGTGGCGTTTCCTACGACTGGCATTATCCGACCTCCACTAATCGAAGGTCACGAACGACAGGTGCTTGCGGCTTTTTCTTCATTTCAACAAGTTGCTCCTGTTGCACCTTTAATTGAGTCTTGGCAACGTCGAGCATCTTGTCATCGGTTGGACCGCGAGTCAGGAAGCGAGAGGAGAAAGCTTGCAATGGTGCTGCCGTTTCGCGTGCTTTCATCTTGTCTTGCACTTGCTTCTGCTTGTCTAGTTCCGTCTGCTGCTTTGCGAACGATTTAGCGTCTTCTTCGGATAGTCCTTGTTTGGCTAGACGAAATGCGTGGGCAGCTTCGGCACCTTGATTGAGTAAGACTTTTTGTTCGGCTAGTCGATCTCGCTCGGACATGAACGCTTTTTCTGCGGCCATCGTTGCTGCAAACTCAGCGTCTGCGATTTCCTTGATGGCTGCTTTCTTCTCTTCGCGTGCTTGTTTTTCTAGGTCGATCTCCTGCTTTAACATTTCGATCTGCTGAAGCTTTTGCCGTGCTGCTTCTTCAGATGCAGACGTAACGCTTTGAGCGGCTTGTTCTTTTATTGCCGCAAGTCCTGACTCGTCACTTTTCAACGCTTGCAACATGGAAATTTGTGCGTCTAGGTTCTTCAGATACTCCATGTCTGACTTGACTGATTCTCGATCACGTAGCATTTTGTCCGTGTCGATCTGCCTCGTCATGTCTCCAGCTTGCTTATCCAAAGCCAAAGCGCGAGCGTTTTCTTTTTCTTTCTTATCAGTTAGGTCTTCAATCTCTCGCATTAGCTCGTTGACTCTGGTTTTGTTCGTCAGAGCACCGCCAAAGATATCCGCATCCGCATCAAACGAACCGGCCTCAAGTTCTTTCTTTTTTTCTGCGATTTGACTTGCAAGACTGCTGACTTCTTTTCCAGCATCATTGCTTAATTTTTTAATCGCTTCAATTTGCTTTTGCGGGTCTTCGAGAAGTCTAACTTCCGCGAGCTTATCACCTAATCGCACATCAGCAAGCCTGTTCAGTTCGCTTGCCATCTTCTTGCTTAGCTCGATAGACTTTTCTAACTCTGCGTTCCACTTGTCTGTTTGAAAGACTAGGTTTCCGATTGCGCTACCGACTTGAAAACTAAGAACACCGACAACGCCAGCGAGCCCAGCTTTAAAAGCCATCGCTCCAGCACCACCAATCTTTGAAATTTCCGCAAACTCACCAAGCTTTCCAGTCAGCCCACCGATCTGGTTTGCAAAGCTGCCTATCTCCGTACCACCTAGTGCACCGGCAAGAGATCCGAATATTTCAGTTGACGACTTGGCATTCTTCGTAAGATCCTTGGTTGCCTTAACCGTGCCTTCGATTTTCTTCGTGGCAGCGACGATCTGTGCGGAAGCTTTGTCCTCTGCTTCGATTAGAATTTTTACGGATTCAGTTGCCATACTTCTCGGCTTTCAACTTCGCTTCTTCGTGTTCCAGTATTTTCGCCGCGTCTAAAAACCAAACCGATTGATCCAACGTCCCACCGCTGACGGGTGGCAATCCTTTTCGAAACAGGTCTATCAACTCGACTGCGTCCACTATGCTGCTGCACTCTCGTTGAGGACATCCGAGAATGTCGGTGTATCCGTCGTCGCATTGGTCGCATCCGGCTCCGTTGCACTGCCCACACTCAATCGAGATAGGCTCTGACGGTGTTCCCATATCGCAGCACTTTCCAGCGTGGCACCGTTTACACAACAAGCCCTGCCGGATCGCTGCCGCTAGCTTCAGCTTTTTTTTTCCTCCAATTGAACGTGTTGGTTGTTCGCGATCTTACGAAGTAATTCGCGTGCCTCGGTGTAGCTCAATACGTCTTCGAATGCTTCTGGACTAAACACAAGCGAGCCCATGTTCTTCCAGCCTGTGACAACGTTCCCAAGTGCCTCAACCGCATCTTTAAATGCTTCGTCGTGCGATTTGTAAAAGTCCTCGTTCAGACGATCCAACATCGATAACAACTTGCGTTGCTCGCGCATCGAAAGTGCTTTCGCCATGAAGGTTGGCTGAACGTCTTTCGCTTTGTCCTTGTCGATATCGAGCACGACAGGAAAGGATTGGTTTGGTTCTAGGTACGCTGGCATATTATGTAGCCGCCGTAAATGTCATGGAGATTTCTTGGTCGATGCTGCTACCGTTGCGGTTGCATTGCCAAGTGATGTCGTCGATAACGAGCCCGTTGCGATCACCTTCTTTGATGTCGATGATTTGGGCTTTCGGTGCACTGAGTGTGAGCACGGAGTTCGTTGGTCCGTCTAGGTTCCAAGTGAGCACGGCTTCGCTGTTTGCAATCAACTGACCGAAACGATCTTGTGTAGCAACTAGTTTCGATTCTGGATTGCCGGTGACCGTAACGACTCGATTCGTAATCAATGCGTAGTCGTAACCGGAAACGCTACCAGCACACTCTTTGATCGTGATGGTATTGCCAGAATCGAGCGTGATATTTTCCAGGCACAGTGCCACGCTATCCCAAGTTGTCGTGGAGCTGGCGTAACGAAGTCCAAAAGCTGTTGGGTAGGTCGGAGCAAGGATCGCAACGTCTGTCGGTGCCTGCCAGATCCCTTGGAAGTCAAAGTTAAATATGGCTGTTCGTCCTGTGGGGTTGTTCATGGTGAACGTACCAGCACAACCGGCTAGGATCTTACGCATACCGTCTTGGTAGATTGCCATCGTCAGCGTCTTGACGTTCGCGCCAGGAACTTCCGTGCGAGGAGTGAACACTTGACCAGACTTGACCCAACCGCACGCTGGAAGGAACGTATCGGCCCAGGATGGTTCCGTTGCTGTGCCGTCCCATGAGCCATCTACGGAAAAAGTGATTCGTCCTTTGCGACCACCCGCCAAGGATGGGTGCATTCCGAAGCCGCCTTGTGCCTCGCGAGACTCCATCTCGATCTCTTGCTGTGCGATGATGTTGTAGACGTTGAAGGAAGCATCGGCACCGGCGAGAGTTTCCGCAGTGCCTGGTGTCGCTTCGATCTTTGCGGCTAATACTCGCTTGCGTTTAAGTTGTGTCATTTCAAGCCGCCTTGTGCTTTAAGTGTCAGGAATCGAATTCGTTCTTGTATTTGTTTTGGGAGTTTGTCTTTTGCTGTTGCTAGTGCTGCCGCTGTGACGCCAACGCTTGCGTACTCTCCAGGTGCTGGACCTTTCTGTTGCATCAGTGGTCCTCGTGGCTTTGCAACTCGCTCGTATACATTGCCGTTGTATCTGCGTGGTATAAATGCGTTCGGTAGAGACCCACGCCCTTTGGCTGGTCCAGATTGACGAAACGAGACGCCGCCTTTTTTCTTTTGTTTCGCACCGAAATACTTCAGTGGGATTGCGTACCCACCGTAGAGATTGATTCCGGATCGTGGAAATGCTGCGGTTGCTTTGTCTTTAGCGAAGACGGCTTTCTTCAGTACCTTGACTGGTACTGGGATAACTTCCTTTAGCTTGCGAGCTGCTGACGTCTTGACTTGCTTTACGGTCTTATTGACTGCAACGGCAAGCTCTTTTGTAACGTTGAAACCGAGCTGCGTTAGGATCTTTCTAACCTCGGCTGCTGATCGCTGATCGATGGATATCTGCATCACGCCCTCACCTGGTAAGGGTCGTTTTCGCTCTGACGATGGAGGACGTTGATAGCAACTGTCACACCGTTGTGATTGCCATCGGAGACGCCGAAGTTGCGAACGTCTCCGATACTCGATAGGATTGCGTTGCTGTCGAACGTGTACCAGTGGCCGGGATCTGTAGCCTCGGTCGTGATGGCTTTGATAACTTGTGCACCGCGTTCGTTTTGATCGGTGTGATACGGTTCAACGTCAGAGTGTTCGCTTGATCTGACGAAGCATTCGATTTCAAATTCTGTATCGAATGCGATCGCTGGTGGATTGCCTGGGTGACTAGAGTCCGCGTTCATCGTGGAATCGCCTTGCTTGACGACGATCATTCCATCTTCAGGTGACCAATCTGACAATCGATCAGGACGAATAACACCAGCGACATCAAACGAGTACCCGTTCGCGGTGTTGATTTGCTCCAGTCGTCTCACTATTTCTAGTGCTATGTTTTCGATGACTGCTGGCATTACTGAACCAAGAAGCGAAGGAATCCGTTAGCGTCTGAAAGCAACTGGACGATTGAACGCAGAGAACCAGCCCCTCCGTTCTTTAACGCAACAAAAACCTTGTCGCGTCCTGTGTCTATCTCTTCTGCTGTAATGCCTCGGCACTCGTTGTTTTCCACACGAATAATCAAGGCATTGACTAGCAACTCTCCAACCTCAGAAGCGACTGCCAAAGGATCTCGAACAACCAATGCATCAATGTCTCGCCCAGAGCCTGCGCCGCCGGGAAAGTATTGGATGCACTCGCCGAATTGCCGTACCAGATTTGGTACAGCAACTCGCTTGAATTGCTGCTCGAATCGCGTTGGCATTAGGCTTAGGCGATCTTTAGAAGGTGCCCAGCTTGTGCGTACAGAACCACCTCATCCACATCGTGACGGACTCGGATGATGTTGGCTCGTACCACTTCGTCTCGGTAGCTTTCGATAGCTCCGTCGATGGACGATCCGTCTGCACCCCAATGGAAAGTGCGTCCGATGCATGGCTCGCGGAAGTCGCTGGATGTTGCGACTCGGCAAACCATCGCGTAGGTGCTGGACCAGATTTGCCCTACGGAAGCAGGCTGACCTTCTTTAGCACTGTTGAGACTTCCACCGGCTACGATGATGTAGTCAAGATCGAATGCTTGGGCAAGCATCTCAAGCGTCACATCGGAAGCTAGGTTTCGATCGCCTGCACCGCTGGATGCAATCCGATCGATTACTTCCGGTGTGTTGCGAAGATTACGGAAAACCTTCTTGTTGATAACAAGAGCGTTTGGCCACAACCCTGAACCGTCGTAAACCTTCTGCACTGCTGCTTCGACGTTTGTTAAAGGCTTGGCAGTAGCAAGAGTTGCCCACGGAAGCGCGGAAATATCTGTCGTCAGTGATGCGCCTGTCCATGTCGAAGTATTGAAAATCGTGTCAGCAACACGCTTCTCAGCGTTAGCCAAAACGGAGTTGTAAGCCCGTTGCGTTGCGATTTGTTCAGCATCGAAGTATTCGGCGTACATCTTTGCTTCACGATCGTCGATTGGCTCTTCTGCTCCGTGCTCTTCGCAAGAGTAGGTGGAGTCGTCGAATGTGAAATTGCCGCGAGCGTAACCGCTTCCTGGAGCACGCTTTGTGTCGCGTTGCTGTAATAGTTGTTCAAGCGGAATCTTTCCGAAGTTTCCTGCTTGCGAAGCTACATCGACACTCGGCAAAACCTTGCGTGCGATGTAGCCAGCTTTTTCTGCTTCGAGATCAAACGCCTCGAAGCTGGCTGCTAAGTCTGGTCGTAGGGTTGCTAAACTCGTAACTGAAGTTGGCATTTGCTTTACCTTTCCCCAGGCAAAACAAACATGAAATAAAAAGTGACTGGGCTTTGTTGGTAGCTACTCCAACGCTGCCCAAGTCACGCCTGGGGTTTGGTTACGCAGCGGTATCGCCGTGCGCGTTGTACAGAACTTCGATAATGTCACCGTCTGCCGTTGCGGCTTCGAGTGCTGTAC